CGCAGTCGGTAACCTCGCGCATACAACCGGGCAGTGATGTGATTGTCTGCGCTGAAATGGACGAACAGTGGGGCTACGTCGGTGCTAAATCACGTCAGCGCTGGCTGTTTTACGCGTATGACAGGATACGGAGGACGGTTGTGGCGCACGTCTTCGGTGAACGCACTCTGGCCACACTGGAGCGTCTTCTGAGCCTGCTGTCGGCCTTTGAGGTCGTGGTATGGATGACGGATGGCTGGCCGCTGTATGAATCACGCCTGAAGGGAAAGCTGCACGTTATCAGCAAGCGTTACACTCAGTGCATTGAGCGACATAATCTGAATCTGAGACAACATCTGGCAAGGCTGGGACGGAAGTCACTGTCGTTCTCAAAATCGGTGGAGCTGCATGACAAGGTCATCGGGCATTATCTGAACATAAAACACTATCAGTAAGTTGGAGTCATTACCGGATGAAGAAGTCAAATTGCGACGTCATCATTTAGCCAAGTGTATGAAGGATTTTAAGACGGATATCTATTTCGTCTCAACGTTTAAACCATCAACAAAGTCGGTCGATTTACTCACAGTTGAAACCTTTGCTGGTACGGTATGTGAATATGCTGACATGCCAAAAGAGTGGACAACGACCCGAGGACTTTATGCCTCTTTCCGTTATGAAGGAAACTGGGAAAATTATCCTGACTGGGTGCGTAACATCTATCTGATAGAGTTGCCTGCCAGGGGGTTAGCCAGAGTGAACGGCAGCGATATTGAGCTCTTTTATTACAATGAAGATTTCGTAGAAAAGGATGGCAATGATGGTAAGCGTAAACTGACCGCCGTATGTAGCCATTAAGCCTGTATTGGTAACGTAGGTGCCCACCTTTTCAACTAGTGGACACCTGTTATGGAACAGAAAGCATTATCTGCAGAACCCCGCAGATCATTTTCAAATGAGTTTAAACTTCAAATGGTTAAACTGGCTTCACAACCAGGAGCCTCTGTTGCCCGTATTGCCCGGGAACACGATATCAATGATAACCTGCTGTTCAAATGGCTCAGGCTCTGGCAGAACGAAGGGCGCATATCGCGGCGTCTTCCGGTAACAACCTCTTCTGACACTGGCGTTGAATTATTACCTGTGGAGATAACGCCGGATGAGCCGAAAGAACCGGTGGCTGCTCTTACTCCGTCTTTATCTACTCAGACTACAGTTAGTGCCAGCTCCTGCAAGGTGGAGTTCCGTCACGGTAACATGACGCTGGAAAATCCTTCACCAGAGCTGCTCACAGTGTTGATCCGTGAACTGACCGGGTGGGGACGATGATCTCACTCCCGTCAGGCACCCGCATCTGGCTCGTTGCTGGGATAACCGATATGCGTAAGTCTTTCAACGGGCTGGGTGAACAGGTACAGCATGTGCTGAATGATAATCCCTTCTCCGGTCACCTGTTCATCTTCCGTGGCCGACGGGGTGACATGATTAAAATCCTGTGGGCTGATGCTGATGGTCTGTGCCTGTTCACCAGACGCCTGGAGGAAGGCCAGTTTATCTGGCCTGCTGTGCGTGACGGCAAGGTATCCATTACCCGCTCGCAACTGGCAATGCTCCTCGATAAGCTGGACTGGCGTCAGCCAAAAACATCCCGCCTTAACGCACTGACAATGTTGTAAAAATGTCATGGCCGGATTATAAAAACGGCCATGAATCAAAAATACCTCATTCGCATTGCAGAACTGGAATGCCAGCTCCGTCAGAAAGACCAGCAACTGAGTCTGGTTGAAGAGACGGAGGCCTTCCTGCGCTCTGCACTGGCCCGCGCCTAAGAAAAGATCGAAGAAGATGAACGGGAAATAGAACATCTGCGGGCTCAGATAGAAAAACTGCGCCGGATGCTGTTCGGTACCCGTTCTGAAAAACTGCGTCGTGAAGTTGAACAGGCTGAGGCCCTGCTGAAACAACGCGAACAGGACAGTGATCGTTACAGTGGGCGGGAAGACGATCCGCAGGTTCCCCGCCAGTTGCGACAGTCTCGTCATCGTCGCCCGTTACCGGAGCATCTGCCCCGCGAAATAAATCGCCTGGAGCCAGAAGAAAGCTGTTGCCCGGAGTGTGGCGGTGAGCTGGATTATCTGGGGGAAGTCAGCGCAGAACAACTGGAACTGGTGAGCAGCGCTCTGAAAGTGATCCGCACAGAACGGGTAAAAAAAGCCTGTACAAAATGTGACTGCATCGTTGAAGCACCGGCACCATCCCGTCCGATAGAGCGTGGTATCGCGGGCCCGGGGTTACTTGCCCGCGTGTTAACGGGAAAATACTGCGAACACCTGCCACTGTATCGTCAGAGTGAAATTTTTGCCCGTCAGGGTGTCGAACTGAGCCGTGCATTACTCTCCAACTGGGTTGACGCGTGCTGCCAGTTAATGACGCCGCTGAATGATGCTCTGTACCGTTATGTGATGAACAGCCGCAAAGTTCACACTGATGACACACCAGTAAAAGTGCTGGCACCGGGCAGGAAGAAGGCGAAAACAGGATATATCTGGACGTATGTCCGGGATGACAGGAATGCCGGTTCGCCAGAGCCTCCGGCGGTCTGGTTCGCCTACTCACCGGACCATCAGGGTAAACATCCGGAGCAGCACCTTAGTCCCTTCCGGGGTATCCTGCAGGCAGATGCGTTTAATGGTTACGATCGGCTGTTCAGTGCCGAACGAGAAGGCGGCGCGTTGACGGAAGCAGGATGCTGGGCTCATGCGCGGCGCAAAGTCCACGATGTATATATCAGTACCAAAAGCGCGACAGCGGAAGAAGCCCTGAAACTAATCGGTGAGCTGTACGCCATCGAGCACGAAATACGCGGGTTGCCGGTGTCTGAACGCCTGGCGGTCAGGCAAATGCAGAGTAAACCGCTACTGACTTCCCTGTATAAGCTGATGCAGGAGAAAGAACAGACGTTATCGAAAAAATGCCGTCTGAGAGATGCGTTCCGGTATATCAGGAAGCACTGGGTTGCGTTGTGCAACTTCAGTGATGATGGTCTGGCTGAGGCGGATAATAATGCCGCGGAAAGAGCGCTTCGTGCAGTCTGTCTCGGAAAGAAAAACTTTATGTTCTTCGGCAGCGATCACGGTGGAGAGCGTGGTGCGCTACTGTACGGGCTGATCGGCACCTGCCGACTGAACGGTATCGATCCGGAAGCGTATCTGCGCTATATCCTGAGCGTACTGCCGGAATGGCCTTCCAACCGTGTTGACGAACTCCTGCCATGGAACGTAGCACTCACCAATAAATAAGCGTCAATACGGTGCTCCGTTGACGCTTACCACCAAATCCACTGGCAAAGACGAAAGGTGCGGGAACGACGTTCTGGATGTACACCGGCAAGGGCGATGCGTTTGCGAACCCTTTGTCGGACACTGACTGGCTGCGTCTTGCGATGGTGAAGGATCTGCAACCTGGCGAAATGACCGCTGATGCAGAAGATGACACTTATCTCGATGATGAAGATGCAGACTGGAAAACGACAACCCAGGGGCAGAAATCCGTCGGTGATACTTTGGCGACGCTGGCCTGGCGTCCGGGTGACAGCGGGCAGAAAAAACTGGTTCAGTTGTTCGATTCCGGTGAAGTCTGCGCGTTTCGTATCAAATACCCCAACGGTACGGTTGATGTTTTCCGTGGCTGGATGAGTTCACTGGGTAAAACCATTACCTCAAAAGAGGTGATGACCCGTACTGTAAAAATCAGCGGTGTGGGGCGTCCGTATCTGGCAGAGGAGGGCGCTGAAACCGTGGGTGTTACCGGACTGACGGTGGCACCGGCATCTGTCAGTGTCAAAGCGGGAGCAACCACCACACTGACCTTTACAGTAAAACCTGATGGGGCCAGTGACAAAGCGATCAGTGTGCATTCGTCAGATCCTCAGACTGCTTCGGTGACCCTGAGCGGGCTTGTGGCCACGGTGAAAGGCGTGAAGCAGGGCAGTGTCAGCATCGTGGGCATGACCTCTGACGGAGAGTTTGTGGCAGTGGCTGCGGTGACCGTCAGCGCACCATAACAGGACGATACTCATCATTGCCCCGGTTATCCGGGGCTTTTTGCATCCGGAGAACATGATGTTTCTGAAACAGGATACGTTTAATTATGAAAAACAGTCCGTGGTGCTCAGTGAGCTGTACGGGCTGCAGAGAATTGAATATCTGACGTTTGTTCAGCAGCGAACGGCAAAGTTTGATGCACAGGAGGGAGAACTGCCGGAGGCTGAACGACAGATTGCTTTTCTGCGTATGGGAATGGATATCAATGCCTGGCTGCTTTCCCGCTCACTGTGGAATGCTGAGCAGTCTCAGGATGTTGAGACGCTTTGCGCATCCATTATGACAACATGGTCGTATGATGCGCTGGGCGCGGGGGCGGAGAGGGTTCTGTCGCTGAGCGGTATGGGGACCATTGAGAATGCCGGGGATGATGATCATGAGGCGCTGACGCCGGAAAAGTCCTGACGCGGGAAATGCAGTTTGTCATGCGGCTTGCCCGGGAGTTCCGGCGGGCAGACTGGCGGCGGATGCTGTCGGAAATGTCGGCCACTGAGCTTGGTGAGGGGGCGATTATTTCCGGATGCAGAGCTTCAGTGATGTGTGGATGGATGCGCAGTTTGCCTCGCTGAAGGCATTGATCGTGAGAATGGTGTCCGGCAGCAGTGATGCTGCGGTGGCTGATTTCAGCCTTTTACCGGAAGAGAACGGGATACCGGAGCGAACGGACGAAGAACTGATGCATCTTGGGGAAGGTATTTCCGGAGGTGTGCGTTATGGACCAGATAGCCAACCTGGTCATTGATTTGGGGATTGATGCGGCAGAGTTTAAAAATGAAATTCCCCGTATCAAAAACCTTCTGAATGGTGCAGCCGGTGATGCAGAACGGTCTTCTGCCCGTATGCAGCGTTTTATGGAGCGTCAGACTCAGGCGGCCCGGCAGACAATGCATGCGGCTTCTTCGGCTGCAACAGCAGCATCAGCCCATGCGCAGACGGTGGAGAAGAATGCACGGGCTCATGAACGCATGGCCCGTGAGGTGGAACAAACCCGTCTGCGCGTGGATGCCCTGAATCAGAAAATGCGCGAGGAACAGGCGCAGGCCAGGGCACTGGCGGAGGCGCAGGATAAAGCGGCTGCCGCCTTTTATCGCCAGATTGACAGTGTGAAACAGGCCGGTGCGGGGCTTCAGGAATTACAGCGTATTCAGCAGCAGATCCGACAGGCCAGAAACAGTGGCGGGGTTGGTCAGCAGGATTATCTGGCGCTGATTTCGGAGATCACGGCGAAAACCCGTGCCCTGACGCAGGCAGAGGAACAGGCCACCCGGCAGAAAGCGGCGTTTATCCGCCAGCTTAAAGAGCAGGCAACCCGCCAGAATCTGTCGTCTTCTGAGTTGCTTCGCGCCAGGGCGGCTCAGCTGGGGGTAAGCAGTGCTGGAGAAGTGTATATCCGCAAAATGGAGCGGGCAGGAAAAGCCACACATTCGCTGGGGCTGAAAAGTGCGGCAGCCCGGCGGGAGCTGGGGGTGTTAATCAGTCAGATGGCGCGCGGCAATTTTGGTGCGCTGAGGGGATCCGGGATAACGCTGGCTAACCGTGCCGGATGGACAGGCGCACTGATGTCGCCGAAAGGCATGATGACTGGCGGCGTTATTGGCGGACTTGTCGCGGCGGTCCTGGGTCTGGGTAAAGCCTGGCATGACGGCCGGAAGGAGGGCGAGGAATTTAACCGTCAGCTGGCGCTGACGGGACATTATGCCGGTGTCACTGTCGGGCAGTTGTGGAAACTCAGCCGGGCCATATCCGGGAATGGTATCACGCAACATGCGGCAGCCGGTGCGCTGGCACAGGTGGTGGGCAGTGGGGCATTTCATGGAAACGATATTGGTATGGTGGCGAAAGCTGCCGCACAGATGGAGCGATCGGTTGGCCAGTCGGTCAGCGATACCATAAATCAGTTTAAGCGGCTGAAGGATGATCCTGTAAATGCCGCGAAGGCGCTGGACAATGCGCTGCATTTTTTGACTGCCACTCAGCTTGAGCAGATACGCGTCCTTGGGGAGCAGGGGCGGTCCAGTGATGCGGCCCGGATCGCCATGTCTGCGCTGGCAGAGGAAACCGGTAAACGCACATCTGATATTGATAATAATCTCAATGCGCTGGGTAGTACGCTGCAAACCTTGTCTGACTGGTGGAAGCAGTTCTGGGATGCGGCCATGAATATTGGTCGTGAAGACTCGCTGGATGCGCAGATTGATGCGTTACAGGAAAAAATTCAGCGCGCGAAAAAATATCCGTGGACAAACGCCTCCACACAGGTGGAGTACGATCAGCAGCGTCTTAACGATCTTCAGGAGAAAAAACGCCGGAAGGATTTGCAGGATGCAAAAGCGCAGGCAGAACGGAATTACCAGGAGCAACAGAAACGCCGGAATGCTGAAAATGCCGTGCTGAACCGGATGAATGAAACGGAAGCTGCACGACATCAGCGGGAAATTGCGCGTATTAATGCCATGCAGTACGCCGACCAGGCTGTCAGGGATGCGGCGATACAGCGTGAAAATGAACGTTACGAAAAAGCCATTAAGAAAAATACACGGGCAACCCGTAATGATGAGGCCACCCGGTTATTGCTGCAGTACAGTCAGCAGCAGGCACAGGTGGAAGGGCAGATTGCTGCTGCCAGACAGTCAGCAGGCATTGCCACTGAAAGGATGACTGAAGCGCATAAACAGCTTCTGGCCCTGCAGCAGCGCATCAGCGACCTGGACGGGAAAAAGCTGACGGCAGATGAAAAGAGTGTGCTGGCCCGTAAGAATGAGCTGATTCAGGCGCTGACGCTGCTGGATGTGAAACAGCAGGAGCTGCAGAAACAGACAGCGCTTAACGACCTGAGAAAAAAAACGGTTCAGCTGACCAGCCAGCTGGCAGACAAAGAACGTGCACTGCGTGAGCAGCACAATCTGGATATTGCCACTGCAGGTATGGGGGATAAGCAGCGGCAGCGCTACCAGGCACAGTTGCGCATCCGGCAGGAATACCGGCAACAGTTGCAACAGCTTGAGAATGACAGTCGCCAGAAAGGCACTTACGGGACGGAGGACTACCGGAGGGCTGAGGAGGTGCTGAAGGGGAGCCTGAAGCGACAACTGAATGAAAACAAACGCTACTGGCAGGAACTGGAAGTGGCGCAGGGCGACTGGAAAAACGGTGCCATGCGGGCGTTTCAGAATTTTACGGCGGATGCGGATAATGCGGCGGGAACGGCAGAACAGATGTTTACAGTGGCATTCAGCAGTGCCGGTAATGCACTGGCGACATTCTGTACCACCGGTAAGCTGAATTTTAAATCCTTCACCTCTTCCCTGTTGTCAGATATGGCCAGAATTATGGCACAGATGGCCATGATGCAGGCGGTAAAGGGCGTCGGTTCTTTATTCGGCTTCACGACTAATGCTGATGGCGGTGTTTACCAGTCTGCTGATTTGAGTCGCTACAGTGGCACGGTGGTTAACCGTCCGACGTTTTTTGCTTTTGCAAAAGGAGCGGGTGTGATGGGGGAAGCGGGACCTGAAGCCATTCTGCCACTGCGTCGCGGTGCTGATGGTAAGCTGGGGGTTGTGGCGGATACTGGTGGTTCAGGCATGGTGATGTTTGCCCCGCAGTACAACATCGGGATCAATAACGACGGCACGAACGGGCAGATAGGTCCGGCAGCACTGAAGGTGGTTTATGACCTCGGGAAAAAAGCGGCCGCGGACTTTATGCAACAGCAGGCCCGTGATGGTGGCCGGTTAAGTGGAGCATACCGGTAATGGAGACGTTTCGCTGGAAGGTGCGCCCGGATATGAATGTGGTATCAGAGCCAAAAGTGGTGGCAGTGAAGCTGGGTGATGGTTATGAACAGCGTCGCCCGGCGGGACTGAATAATCTGCTGTCGACTTACAGCGTGACGATACGTGTTCGTAAAGGTGAACACCCACCTTTAAAAGCCTTTCTGGAACGGCACGGTGGCGTCCGCGCATTTCAGTGGACGCCACCTTATGACTGGAAACCGATCAGGGTGGTTTGTCGTAAATGGTCGGCAAGCGTGGGGGCGTTATGGGTGACTGTAACGGCCGATTTTGAACAGGTGGTGAACTGATGCAGGATATCCGGCAGGAAACACTGAATGAATGCACCCGTGCGGAGCAGTCGGCCAGCGTGGTGCTCTGGGAAATCGACCTGACAGAGGTCGGTGGAGAACGTTATTTTTTCTGTAATGAGCAGAACGAAAAAGGTGAGCCGGTCACCTGGCAGGGGCGACAGTATCAGCCGTATCCCATTCAGGGGAGTGGTTTTGAACTGAATGGCAAAGGCACCAGTACGCGCCCCACGCTGACGGTTTCTAACCTGTACGGTATGGTCGCCGGGATGGCGGAAGATCTGCAGAGTCTGGTCGGCGGAACGGTGGTCCGGCGTAAGGTTTACGCCCGTTTTCTGGATGCGGTGAACTTCGTCAACGGAAACAGTGACGCCGATCCGGAGCAGGAGGTGATCAGCCGCTGGCGCATCGAGCAGTGCAGTGAACTGAGCGCGGTCAGTGCCTCTTTTGTGCTGGCCACACCAACGGAGACGGATGGCGTGGTTTTCCCGGGGCGTATCATGCTGGCGAATACCTGTATGTGGACCTACCGTTCTGATGAGTGTGGTTACACGGGCAGGGCAGTGGCTGACGAGTTCGACAAACCAACGACGGATATCCGGAAGGACAAATGCAGCAAGTGTATGCGCGGGTGTGAGTTGCGCAACAATACCGGTAATTTCGGCGGTTTCCTTTCCATCAATAAACTTTCTCAGTAAATCCATGACACAGACAGAATCAGCGATTCTGGCGCACGCCCGGCGATGTGCGCCAGCGGAGTCGTGCGGCTTCGTGGTGAGAACGCCGGAGGGAGACATGTATCTTCCCAGCGAGAATATCTCCGGTGAGCCGGAGGAACGGTTCCGGATGGCTCCGGAGGACTGGCTGCGGGCACAAATGCAGGGTGAGATTGTGGCACTGGTCCACAGTCATCCCGGTGGTCTGCCCTGGCTGAGTGAGGCTGACCGGCGGCTGCAGGTGCAGAGTGATTTGCCGTGGTGGCTGGCCTGCCGGGGGGCGATTCACAAGTTCCGCTGTGTGCCGCATCTCACCGGGCGGCGCTTTGAGCACGGGGTGACGGACTGTTACACGCTGTTCCGGGATGCTTATCATCTGGCGGGGATTGAGATGCCGGATTTTCATCGCGGGGATGACTGGTGGCGTCACGGTCAGAATCTCTATCTGGATAATCTGGAGGCCACAGGGCTGTATCAGGTGCCGTTGTCATCAGCACAACCGGGCGATGTGCTGCTGTGCTGTTTTGGTTCATCGGTGCCGAATCATGCCGCCATTTACTGCGGCGACGGTGAGCTGCTGCACCATATTCCTGAACAACTGAGTAAACGAGAGAGGTATACCGACAAATGGCAGCGACGCACACACTCCCTCTGGCGTCACCGGGAATGGCACGCATCTGCCTTTACGGGGATTTGCAACGATTTGGCCGCCGCATCGACCTTCGTGTGAAAACGGGGGCTGAAGCCATCCGCGCACTGGCCACACAGCTCCCGGCGTTTCGTCAGAAACTGAGTGACGGCTGGTATCAGGTGCGCATTGCCGGGCGTGATGCAGGTGAAACCGAATTGTCTGCCCGTCTTAATGAGCCGCTGGCAAATGGTGCAGTGATCCACATAGTACCGCGTCTGGTGGGAGCTAAAAGTGGCGGTGTGTTTCAGGCGGTGCTGGGGGCAGCTGTTATGGCGGTTGCTATATGGATGCCGGGGGTAGGAATTATGGCGAGTAATCTGCTGTTTTCTCTCGGTGCCAGTATGACGCTTGGCGGTGTTGCACAGATGCTGGCACCGAAAGCCAGAACTCCCCGTACACAGACAACGGATAACGGCAAACAGAACACCTGTTTCTCCTCACTGGATAACATGGTTGCCTAGGGCAATGTTCTGCCTGTTCTGTACGGTGAAATGCGCGTGGGGTCGCGGGTGGTATCTCAGGAGATCAGCACGGCAGACGAAGGGGATGGTGGTCAGGTTGTGGTGATTGGTCGCTGATGCAAAATGTTTCATGTGAAACCGCCTGCGGGCGGTTTTGTCGTTTATGGAGCGTGAGGAATGGGTAAAGGCAGCAGTAAGGGGCATACCCCGCGCGAAGCGAAGGACAACCTGAAATCCACGCAGTTGCTGAGTGTGATTGATGCCATCAGCGAAGGGCCGGTTGACGGTCCGGTGGATGGATTAAAAAGCGTGCTGCTGAACGGTACGCCGGTCCTGGACAGCGAGGGGAAGACAAACTTTTCCGGTGTTACGGTGGTGTTCCGCGCCGGCGAGCAGGAGCAGACACCGCCGGAGGGGTTTGAATCTTCCGGCTCAGAGACTGTGCTGGGTACGGAAGTGAAATACGACACGCCGATCACCCGGACCATCACGTCGGCAAACATTGATCGTCTGCGCCTGACCTTCGGTGTGCAGGCACTGGTGGAAAACACCTCAAAGGGGGACCGGAATCCGTCGGAAGTCCGCCTGCTGGTTCAGATACAGCGTAACGGTGGCTGGGTGACGGAAAAAGACATCACCATTAAGGGCAAAACCACTTCGCAGTATCTGGCCTCGGTGGTGATGGGTAACCTGCCGCCGCGCCCGTTTAATATCCGGATGCGCAGGATGACACCGGACAGCACCACAGACCAGCTGCAGAACAAAACGCTCTGGTCGTCGTACACCGAAATCATCGATGTGAAACAGTGCTACCCGAACACGGCGCTGGTCGGCGTGCAGGTGGATTCAGAGCAGTTCGGTAACCAGCAGGTGAGTCGCAATTATCATCTTCGCGGGCGCATTCTGCAGGTGCCGTCGAACTATAACCCGCAGACGCGGCAATACAGCGGTATCTGGGACGGAACGCTTAAGCCAGCATACAGCAACAACATGGCCTGGTGTCTGTGGGACATGCTCACTCATCCGCGCTACGGCATGGGGAAACGTCTTGGTGCGGCAGATGTGGACAAATGGGCGCTGTATGTCATCGGCCAGTACTGCGACCAGTCAGTGCCGGACGGATTTGGCGGCACGGAGCCGCGCATCACCTGTAACGCTTACCTGACCACACAGCGTAAGGCGTGGGATGTTCTCAGTGATTTCTGCTCGGCGATGCGCTGTATGCCGGTATGGAACGGGCAGACGCTGACGTTCGTGCAGGACCGACCGTCGGATAAGGTGTGGACCTATAACCGCAGTAATGTGGTGATGCCGGATGATGGCGCGCCGTTCCGCTACAGCTTCAGCGCCCTGAAGGACCGCCATAATGCCGTAGAGGTGAACTGGATTGACCCGGATAACGGCCGGGAGACGGCGACAGAGCTTGTTGAAGATACGCAGGCCATTGCCCGTTACGGTCGTAACGTCACGAAGATGGATGCCTTTGGCTGTACCAGCCGGGGGCAGGCACACCGCGCCGGGCTGTGGCTGATTAAAACGGAGCTGCTGGAAACGCAGACCGTGGACTTCAGCGTGGGTGCAGAAGGGCTTCGCCATGTACCGGGCGATGTCATTGAAATCTGTGATGATGACTATGCGGGTATCAGCATCGGCGGGCGCGTGCTGGCGGTGAACAGCCAGACGCGGACACTGACGCTCGACCGTGAAATCACGCTGCCATCCTCCGGCACCACGCTGATAAGCCTGGTTGACGGACAGGGGAATCCGGTCAGCGTGGAGGTCCAGTCCGTCACCGACGGCGTGAAGGTGAAAGTGAGCCGTGTTCCTGACGGCGTTGCCGAATACAGCGTGTGGGGGCTGAAGCTGCCGACGCTGCGCCAGCGCCTGTTCCGCTGCGTGAGTATCCGTGAGAACGACGACGGCACGTATGCCATCACCGCCGTGCAGCATGTGCCGGAAAAAGAGGCCATCGTGGATAACGGGGCACACTTTGACGGTGACCGGCGCGGCACGGTGAATGGTGTCACGCCGCCAGCGGTGCAGCATCTGACCGCCGAAGTCACCGCAGACAGCGGGGAATATCAGGTGCTGGCGCGATGGGACACGCCGAAGGTGGTGAAGGGTGTGAGCTTCCTGCTTCGCCTGACCGTGGCAGCGGACGACGGCAGTGAGCGGCTGGTCAGCACAGCCAGGACGACGGAAACCACATACCGCTTCAGGCAGCTGGCGCTGGGGAATTACAGTCTGACAGTCCGGGCGGTAAATGCCCGGGGGCAGCAGGGCGATCCGGCGTCGGTATCGTTCCGGATTGCGGCACCGGCAGCGCCTGTCACTATTGAACTGATACCGGGGTATTTTCAGATAACGGCGGTCCCGAAACTGGCTATATATGACCCGACGGTGCAGTTTGAGTTCTGGTTTTCGGAAAAGCGGATTGCGGATATCAGGCAGGTTGAAACCAGCGCCCGCTATCTTGGCACGGCGCTGTACTGGATAGCCGCCAGTATCAATATCAGGCGGGCCATGATTATTATTTTTACGTTCGCAGTGTGAACACCGTTGGCAAATCGGCATTTGTGGAGGCCGTCGGTCGGGCGAGCGATGATGCGGAAGGTTATCTGAGTTTTTATAAAGGGTTGATCAATAAAACGCATCTCGGCAAGGAGTTGTGGACGCAGATTGATAACGGTCAGCTTGCGCCGGACCTGACTGAAATCAGGACGTCCATTACGAATGTCAGCAATGAAATCACGCAAACCGTCAATAAAAAACTGGAAAATCAGAGTGCTGCAATCCAGCAGATACAGAAAGTTCAGGTTGATACAAATAATAACCTGAACAGCATGTGGGCTGTGAAGCTGCAACAGATGAAGGACGGACGCCTTTATATTGCGGGTATCGGTGCCGGTATTGAGAATACGCCAGCAGGAATGCAGAGTCAGGTGCTGCTGGCGGCAGACAGGATTGCGATGATTAATCCTGCGAATGGCAACACAAAGCCGATGTTTGTTGGTCAGGGCGATCAGATATTCATGAACGACGTGTTCCTGAAACGCCTGACGGCTCCGACCATTACCAGCGGCGGTAATCCTCCGGCATTTTCCCTGACACCTGGCGGACGGCTGACGGCGAAAAATGCCGATATCAGCGGTAACGTGAACGCGAACTCCGGGACGCTCAACAACGTCACGATTAATAAGAACTGTCGGGCTCTGGGAAAATTGTCCGCGAACCAGATTGAAGGCGATCTCGTTAAAACAGTGGGCAAACCTTTCTCACGGGACTCCCGGGCACCGGAGAGGTGGCCATCAGGGACCATTACCGTCAGGGTTTATGACGATCAGCCGTTTGATCGGCAAATTGTTATTCCCGCGGTGGCGTTTCGCGGTGCTAAACATGAGCGGAAGAATAACAATATTTATTCGTCATGCCGCCTGATAGTGAAGAAAAACGGTGCTGAAATTTATAACCGAACGACCCTGGATAATACGCTGATATATACGGGTGTTATTGATATGCCTGCCGGTCACGGTCACATGGCGCTGGAGTTTTCTGTATCGGCATGGCTGGTAAATGGCTGGTATCCCACAGCAAGTATCAGCGATTTGCTGGTTGTTGTGATGAAGAAAGCCACTGCAGGCATCACGATTAGCTGAATTTTATAACCCAGATACGGGCACCAGAAATGGTGCCTTTTTTATTGCAGAAAAGCGAGAGGTAATTATGCGTAAAGTTTGTGCAGCCATTTTGTCCGCAGCCATCTGTCTGGCTGTATCCGGTGCGCCTGCATGGGCGTCTGAACATCAGTCCACGCTGAGCGCCGGGTATCTTCAGCCCCATACTGATATGCCAGGCAGCGATGACCTGAAGGGCATTAACGTGAAATACCGTTATGAGTTTACGGACACGCTGGGGCTGGTGACGTCATTCAGCTATGCCAACGCTGAAGATGAGCAAAAAACGCATTACAGCGATACCCGCTGGCATGAGGATTCCGTGCGTAACCGCTGGTTCAGCGTGATGGCGGGGCCGTCTGTGCGCGTGAATGAATGGTTCAGCGCGTATGCGATGGCGGGCGTGGCTTACAGCCGTGTGTCGACCTTCTCCGGGGATTATCTCCGCGTAACTGACAACAAGGGGAAAACGCACGACGTGCTGACCGGAAGTGATGACGGTCGCCACAGCAATACCTCTCTGGCGTGGGGGGCTGGCGTGCAGTTTAACCCGACCGAATCCGTGGCCATTGACCTTGCTTATGAAGGTTCCGGCAGTGGCGACTGGCGCACTGACGGTTTCATCGTGGGTGTCGGTTATAAGTTCTGATTAGCCAGGTAACACAGTGTTATGACAGCCCGCTGGTTCAGGCGGGCTTTTTGTGGGGTGAATATGGCAGTAAAGATTTCAGGTGTACTGAAAGATGGGGCGGGTAAACCTGTCGTAAATTGTGCGATTGAACTGCGGGCCAGAAGAACCAGTCCGACCGTTGTGGCACACGTTGTTGCCACTTGCGTGACGGACAATAACGGTGCTTATGTGATTGAGGCTGAGCCGGGGTATTACGAGGTTGCGCTTCACTGTAACGGCTGGCAGCCAACCCGTGTCGGGGATATTGATGTGGCACCGACTGATGCACCGGGGACACTGAACGCGTTTCTGAATGCACCAAAGGATGGTGATTTACGTCCGGAGGTGATGAAGCGCTTTGAGGAAATGGTGGCGCAGGCGCAGCAGAGTGCCGGGGCTGCAGCCGGAAACGCACAGCAGACGGCGCAGGATGTGGCGGCAGCCGCAACGGCCCGTGATGATGCACAACGTTTTGCGGAGAAAGCCCGACAGGATGCAACCGTCACAGCTGAGGACAGAAAGGCCACTGCGGAAGATGTGACAAGCACAGGAGCAAATGCAGCAGCAGGCGAAAAGGCACAACAGAAGTCCCGGGATAATCTGGGGCTGAAAAGTGCGGCCACGATGGAAGCACAGAGCGACATTTACGATCGGACAAAAGGCCGTCTGGCGATACCCGGCGCATTCGGCTTTGGGTGTGCTTTTCTGCCTGAAGATGTTATCCGTTTTGACACTAAGAGTGATTTCCTGGCCTGGGTAAGGAATGCGCTGCCAGGTGAGTATTCCGTTGCTGGCCGCCTGGGCATCATACCCGACACACGGTTTGAAGGGGTGCTCAGCATCCGGTGGACTGATGCACGCCCTGAGACAACAGAACCGCGGTACAGAGCCAAATCCCTTACTTTTTACGGCATTAACGGCCCCATTTATCACACCCGCTACTGCTACTGGCCCATATCCAGACTGACTGGCTGGGTGAAAATAAATATAACCACAGAAGATATTATTTACAGAATCGTGGCGAGCTCTGTCCGCAACAGATGGGGAGACCCTGACATTGGCGGGCTGATTATTGCTGCGTACCAGGGAGAAGCTGACGGTGATAAAGTCATCAGACTTGTCAGGGGGCAGTCATACAGAGGCTCACGACTGGGACCGGTGGGGATTTCAGTGCCCAGTACTCCCACCGGAACGTATATAGCATCCCCACAATTTTTCATTACGGGATGTTCAGAGCATTCATTACCGGGGTCATATTGCGCCCTGTCCGGGGTGCCGGATGCACATGTCTCTGGCGCAATGCCCGGGCTTTTTATTCGCACATCGTGAGGAATGCACCGTGGAAATTAAAAAAATCATTAATCCCCGTTATACCGAAAGTGGCGCAGTAGACTGTGACGTTTTTTTTGACGACAGGGACCAGGCAGTCCCCTACACAGCCACCGCTGATGATGTCGCTCCGACGGGTCAGCAAATCTGGCAGGAACTGCAAAGCGGCAAATGGGGTGAGATAGCCCCATTCACTGTGACACCAGAAATGCTGGAAGCGGCCAGAGAGGCCAGACGTCAGGAAATTGAAGCATGGCGCGCAGAACAGGAGGCGAAGCCGTTCACGTTTGAATGGAACGGTCGTATCTGGAATGCTGGTCCCGACTCACTGGGCCGCCTGTCCCCGGTAGTCATGCTGGCAAAATCTGTCACAGCACAAACACATATGGCGTGGAGCGATGCCGATAATCAGCAGGTGAAACTGTCGATGCCGGAACTGGAAGAACTGGCGGCAGCAATGGTGCAGGCGCAGGTCGATCGCAACGATGAGATTTATCGCCGTCAGCGTGAAATGAAAGAGGAGCTGAGCGGTCTGGATGATTTGGCTTCAATTCGGGCGTTTGACGTTGAGTAATGAATAAGCCGCAACTGGCGGAATCACAGAAGACCGCTTTGCTTACCGAAGCGGAGTCTGTCATCCGGCCGCGGGGGCGTGCTGTCAGGCTGAACAGGGAAACGGATGAATCCGGGGAGGCCCGGGGGCGGGCCTCTGTTTTTCCGGAGTCAGTCCGGTCTGTGGTTTATGCGATGTGATTATGAATGGTGCAGTTGTGAGCCGTTTTCAGGCAATCGCAGGGCCAGTACCTCGTCAGTCAGCTGACGGTAAATCTGCTGTTCAGTCTCACGCATCACCTGTGCACCGGCTTCCCTCTCCGCATCCGCATCACCGCTCAGACCTGATGCTTTCAGCCGGTCAGCCACCCTCTGAGGGTACTCATTCTCCAGCATCTCATATTTCTGCTCTTCTGCCAGTGCCCAGCGGTCAGCTTCCGTACGCTTCAGTACAGCATGCCATGGTCCCCAGAGGGAGAACCAGTCCGTAAATTCATTCTCTTCACGGCTTCTGACCATGGCTTCGGCAGTGCGGAGGTCATTTGCTGTCACTCCCGACACGCCATAGAAACGCATTTCCTTCACGGCAGTAGAGAGCTGAAGTTTCTCTGCGAGCATGGTCTGGAAGGCCAGGTAGACTTCTATCTCATCCACAAAATGGAGAGTTCTGACTTTATCCCGGGCAATGTCCTCCAGAATTTCGAGGCGGAACATTTCCCTGCCCAGGGAGAGCAGAGCGCCGGTATCATTATCGAAAAGGCCTTCTGATGCCTGATGGACCAGGAGGGTTTTCCGGAGATTGTTCCATGTGAGCGCGACACGGTCCTCACAGCTCTCAGTGGCATCAGCAGCAACAGTGAAAGACTGCTGTCGAAGCTCCGCAGAGGCACTGAGTTTTTCCAGCCATGCAGCGACCTGTTCACGGAATCCGGAGGTATTGCGTGCAGAGACGGTATCGGAAAGGCGGTCAAGGAACGCGGAGAATGCCCGGGAATTCTCCTCGGTGGAAAAATAAGTCCATTGTGTAGAAACCTCCCGACGATCTGCTTCAGGAAACCAGGCTGCCACAGTTTCGGGAAGAGGGGGGATCTGAAAGTTCTGCCCCCCTTCAGTGATGACTCTGATATGGCGCGAATGTAAATTTTGCGGCAACATCTGGCGTAAAAACAGTCTGTTTTGGTCTGACAGGGAAATACGAAACTGAGGCCCGTTAAAATTTGGAACCGAAGTTTGCTGTATTAAGAATAGCAGAGTTTGATCTGATAAGGGGTTATTTGCAATCTCAATAGTTATATGAGGATCTAAACGAAAAAGATTTGTCGGGATTGTAGTTATTTGGTTGTTTTCAAAATAAAAAAATCTTCTCATGATAATATTTTCTTGGATGTTTGGTAAGTTGCTTAATCTATTGCTATATGCAAAAAGAAGTTGCAGTCTCCTAGGTAAAGGGGGCAGTTCAGTAAGATGGTTGTGCGCAACCTTAAGTATCTTAAGATTAGAAGGCAGAGATGGAAGAGTTTGCAGTTCGTTGTTCCTAACCTCAAGTTTTTTTAAATTCAAGGGTAATGAAGGCAGTGTGGATAACCTATTATACTCTGCGCTTAGTGATTTGATGGTGTCTGGTAATAACGGCAGATTCTCTAATTGATTTTCGGACACATCCAAAGTTATTAGATAATGTGGTAATGCAGATATATGTGTTAAGAAATTATCTCTTGCAATAAGTTCTTTAATATTTTCAGGTAAATCAGTAAGGATGGTTAATTTATTACAGCTCACATCAAGCTTTTTAATGCAAGCAGGGAGTACAGGTAACGAGGAAAGCGCCAAGGCTCGCAGGTCCAGTTTATGCCCCTTAGAGGTAAGACATGCACGAAGTCTTCTTACCGCCTCAGTACGCTGTTCTTCCGGTAACCCCTGTTTCTCCCAATCATCCCATTCGGACAAATAATGGTTGGGGGATGTAATTGTGCTGATATGTGGAAATAAACAGGATGAAATATTTCTGAGCATATTAATTTCTCGCATATGGATATGGAATTAGATTGTGAGTAAATTGTATTTAATGTATCTCTCCTAATGAGGAGGGTGTTTCAGAATATTCGCCATAAGGGAATGAGTGTTATATCATGCTTTCTATCCTGGTAAGTATATTTGCTTTTTTTGTATATTTGGTTCATCTTTTTTTGATGTTTTACATATTCACAATGCAGAGGATTTATACCAGAAGACATTAGTCTTGAGTAAGATACTACAACATCTCCAACTATTTTAGCCAGCCTGACTACTTGACTTGGTAATATTTGTTGCTAATAATCATGTATAAAATAAGCTTATATACATAGTAACTTCAGCAAAGGATTTAGTAATGATCCAAATCATATATCAATGTACTGTTTTTTTCTTTAAAAAAACAGTACATTCTATTTTATAATGACTGTGTATTCCCATGGAAGGAGATCACCCAATTCTCCCCCCCGACTTTTGACGCAGTGTCTTGTTAACAGGGGGATTTACCATGCTTATTGGCTATGTACGCGTATCAACAAATGACCAGAACACCGATCTACGACGTAATGCGTTGAACTGTGCAGGATATGAGCTGATTGTTGAGCGAATGGGAGCTTGATTGGAAGTTGTTAGGGTATGGTGTTTACGGTCGTTGATATGGCGAACAAACGCGGGGAGCGTCACGCTCCCTAAATGGTCGCGAAAATATCTGTGGCATTGTCAAATTTGTGACGGTGATTAATATTTTAATGATATGCCATTCGAAATGGTGTGCTAACGTATTGATTTAATTGTGACGCGATGTTGTATTTTATCGCGTTTTGTTGTCTGTTTTTCATTCGCTTGATGTTGCTATTTACATGAAAAATAAAGAATTTATTGTTTTTGAGGTGTGTTTATGAAGCAAACAGTTTATATCGCCAGCCCTGAGAGCCAGCAAATTCACGTCTGGAACCTGAATCATGAAGGCGCACTGACGCTGACACAGGTTGTCGATGTGCCGGGGCAGGTGCAGCCGATGGTGGTCAGCCCGGACAAACGTTATCTCTATGTTGGTGTTCGCCCTGAGTTTCGCGTCCTGGCGTATCGTATTGCCCCGGACGATGGCGCACTGACCTTTGCCGCAGAGTCTGCGCTGCCGGGTAGTCCGACGCATATTTCCACCGATCACCAGGGGCAGTTTGTCTTTGTAGGTTCTTACAATGCGGGTAACGTGAGCGTAACGCGTCTGGAAGATGGCCTGCCAGTGGGCGTCGTCGATGTGGTCGAGGGGCTGGACGGTTGCCATTCCGCCAATATCTCACCGGACAACCGTACGCTGTGGGTTCCGGCATTAAAGCAGGATCGCATTTGCCTGTTTACGGTCAGCGATGATGGTCATCTGGTGGCGCAGGACCCTGCGGAAGTGACTACCATTGAAGGGGCCGGCCCGCGTCATATGGTATTCCATCCAAACGAACAATATGCGTATTGCGTCAATGAGTTAAACAGCTCAGTGGATGTCTGGGAACTGAAAGATCCGCACGGTAATATCGAATGTGTCCAGACGCTGGATATGATGCCGGAAAACTTCTCCGACACCCGTTGGGCGGCTGATATTCATATCACCCCGGATGGTCGCCATTTATACGCCTGCGACCGTACCGCCAGCCTGATTACCGTTTTCAGCGTTTCGGAAGATGGCAGCGTGTTGAGTAAAGAAGGCTTCCAGCCAACGGAAACCCAGCCGCGCGGCTTCAATGTTGATCACAGCGGCAAGTATCTGATTGCCGCCGGGCAAAAATCTCACCTCATCTCGGTATACGAAATTGTTGGCGAGCAGGGACTACTGCATGAAAAAGGCCGTTATGCGGTCGGGCAGGGACCAATGTGGGTGGTGGTTAACGCACACTAACCGCTGATTTAACCGGCGCAGTCTCTCCTTCGCCGGTGTATTAACCTATCTCCTGTAACGCATGTCTCTGGCGTTCGACGATATTGGTCCACAAATTGTCTTTATCGTCAGTCCACAAATTAATCAGCAAGGCAAAAAAGCGTTCAGCTGCCGGAGAAAGCACGGCATCTTTGCGGCGAATAATCCCCAATGTCCGACGTATAACGGGTTCCACCAGTGGGATACCAATAATCGAAGAATAGGGCGCATGGGGCATTGCCAGACCAGGAAGCGCCGAAATCCCCAGTCCTGCCTCCACTAGTCCTAATGACGTCGAAAGATGATGCACTTCGTAAAACCAGTCCAGCTTCCAGGGCTTGTCGGCCAGCTGTTGTTCTATCAACAGTCGGTTGCCGCTGGAGGAGCGTACGCCAATCATTTTGTAACCCACTAACTCCTGCCATTCTACAAGCTGCTTTTTGGCCAATGGATGGTCACGCCGACAGGCCAGCACGAACGGCTCGTTGACCAGTGGGGTAAAATCAATGGATGAATTTGTGACGTTGTTCATGTTTATGCCAAAGTCTGATTCGTTACACAGCACCGATTCCATGCAATTATTCGTGCCTTGTTCCAGAATCCGCACTTTAATATTGGGATACAGCTCATTAAATTTACCGATTGCCAGCGGTAAAAAATAAAATACTGCGGTCG